AGCATGTTACCAGTCTTGAGATTGATTGGCTTTTGATCGTAAAAGACCGCCCACACACCTTCAGAGGCCAATACTTGTTCGGTCTTATAGGTTTGTTTCTCAGTGTGCTCAATTAGAACTAGCGGTTTGGGTCTACTCATATTTTCTCCCAAGTTTATTTATCTAATAAACTAGGTGTTTTTGAAGCTTCCACCTGCGAGTTCTACCGTAATCACTTCATTGGAATTTGTAGCGGTGCTTGAACGTAGTTCTTCTAAAGTTACTAATAGTTTGGTAATGTCTGCATGCAGATCCTTGGCATCACGAAGAGTCATGATAAAATCACGTTGATTGCGTGACTCATGTGCCTTGATGGAATCAATAAATCGATGTATATGTAAACTCATTTTTTAAGATATGGTTTGAGATCAGGAGGAGTCCAGCCCACGGGCTTGAGTACCTTGCCATCTTCACGTTTGCGTACTTTACCAGTTTCGTGATCAATCTTGGCAAAGTTGGTCCGCATGACTTCTTTCCAAGCCCCTTCGGCATCTGCACCCATTGAGTGGATGGCACCAACAGTCACAACCAAAATGTCAATTAATGCATCTAACTGTTCTACCGGATCTTCTGACAATGTTGCCTCTAACAGTTCCTGATGTTCTTCGGTAATAAGATTAGTATACAAGGCAAATTGTCCTTCGTTGAACTTGTCCACAGTTTGGTCACAAGCTCGCATAAATTTTTCTTGATCACGAAACGGATTGGTCACGTGCCTGCTCCTCAGTGTAAAATGGACCTTGATAGGTATAACGTTCTAGCACAATCAGTTTGGGATTCTGTAGCACTTTCCAACTGCGATGTTGTTTGATCGAATACCATCCGGCAGCAAACCATGATTTTGATTTGTTTGTTTTTGTAAACAACGGCAATTTTAACTGCACATTCCACATGCCATTGTGTGTTCGGCAACCTGTAGGATAACCATGCACACGATCTTTTGGAATAGGTGTGACATGTTCTGGTTCGGCAAATTCAATATTGGCTTGTCGCCGTAACATTCGAATGGTTTTAAATTTAGCAACCTTGTTGCGGATGGTAAGAGCAAATCCACCATCCACAGCTTGAACGTTGCCAATTTTTTCATCATCTTGTTTGAGTATCCAGTATTGATTGTCAATTACCGGTTTTGCTACTATCATTTCAATGCTCCTTGATATGTTTGATTCAGCCAGCGACCAATTGGTTCAGCTTGGTCACTGAGCTTGGTGAGTTCATACTTGCCACAGAACTTGAGGAAGTGTGCGCCTACCATGCCTATGTCTTTGTTACTAACTTGTTCACAGATTACTGTGTCTACTACATCTTTGATATCTTGTGGTTGGGCTGTGAGATCAATCAGCGTGACGTTGCGTTCGTAATCTGTTAGCACCTTGTGTTCAACCTGTTCGTGGTCAGACCAACGTTGCAACATGAGATTGTTCCAAGAATATCCTTTTTTGTCACGATCCTCAAAGGCTTCTGTAAGTCCCACTTGATTTTTTGTGCCTTTCACACGCACCCCTGGATACGCAGAAAATACATTGTCACCTGGATCACCGCGCATGCATTTCATGAACAGCACCCATTTCTGATAATCAGTCGGCGCCACAAAGCTCTTGTCGGCTTTGCCTACTTTGATCTTTGAATTACTTTCAATCGTAAAACTTAATTGGTTGCCTTTGGCATCTGTTACGCCATCAACACTAAACAGGTGATCGTTTATGCCATTGTATAATTGACAATTGGGTGCAACCAACTGAACGAAGTCTGAATCACTGCTGACAATAATATGTTCATCTTGGGGGTGTAGTGCAATCCAGCGGCCTATGATATCGTCCGCTTCTGCTGTTGCGCAACGAATCACGCTACAATTTGTTTTCTCAGACAAGTATTTAGTCAGTTCATCATAGGTTTCCCAAAACAACTTGTCCTCTTCTGCTTCAGTTTCACTCATGGCACCGCGGGCCACAGCACGATTGGCTTTGTAGGGCTTGTAGTAGTCTTTGCGCCAGCTACGACCTTCCAGTGCGAAAACCACGTGATCTACACCAAAGCGCCTGGCTACCTTGTTGGCGCTCATCATGGTTAGATGAAGTGCAAAGCCCAATTTAGTCCATGTATCACTGGCCCTGTGCGCCGAATGTCGGGCACGGAAAAACATGTTGGCAGTATCAATCAGTAGATATTTCATTAGGGCGGCCCAGAAGTTTGTGTTGCTTCAAGTATTGTAACACATATTCCGACCAAAATCTATGGCCATCGGCTCCAAAGTGGTAACTTTTGGGATTCACATGCTTGAATCCGTTGTTTTTAAGTATGGCATTCCAACTGTGATCTCTTGAATATGGCTCAATGTAATGCCCTTGCCAATCTCTTAGATTAAATAAATCACTAAATGTACTGTTGCCACTGTAGAATAAATGTCGTACATTTAGGTCTTTTAACCGGCAATGCAAGTGCCAGATTTTGTTATGCCATTCATCTGTTTTTTGAGTCCAGTTGACGTCTAAAATGTACTGACGATATCTATCTTCAAGCTCTGGTGGTACCATGTCCACACCACTGGCGTTTACTTGATAGCATCGGCCTTCGTATTCCCATTCTTCTCGTTCCCAAGTGGTCCATTGAATTACCATCACAGTGTCATACAAGCGGCTATAGTTCTCATGAATCCACTTGTTAGTGGTACGCAGTATGCGATCATTGCTGGCTGCTGATTCAGCGTCACAGTAAAATTCAGTGTTGAGCATGCGACTCAAGTGCCGCCCCCAGCTGGCTTCCAAATTGATTGGATGTGGTCTACGGTCAATACCATATCTACCATCATCCACAGCAAAACAATCAGGCACCACCGCTTCGGCAGCCGCTGTGTGACTGCATCCATTTACATACAGTATCATTTTTGCAATAGTACTTTTTCTGTTTCGGCAGCTACCACACGCTTGCGTAGGCTTGAGCTTGAGAATGAATGATCTCTGCTGTTGAACACATGTTCGATGTGTTGCCCTACACCTTCATTGCGGCCAGTAAAGTTGGTATCTTCGTATTCTTGACCAAGTATGCGTACATCAATTGGCAAGGTTAGTATTAGATCAATTAAGTCTTGTTCGGTGGTGTAAACAACAATTTCATCTACAAATCGGCAAGCACTTAGTTGTATCTGGCGTTCCACAATACTTTGTACAGGGGGATTTTTAATTCCTGGCCGATCAATGCTGGCATCGGTTTGCAGTCCAGCAATTAAGTAATCGCAATGATTCTTTGCTTCGGCCAGCATGGCAATGTGTCCGGCATGAAGCATGTCAAATTGACTGAATGTGATGCCAATTTTTTTACCTTCGGCTTTGAGGTCTTTAATGTGATTGAATATCATGATATTTCGCTCCTGCCATCGCCAAGATCTCGCTTTTGAACATACATGCCGGAGTTCTTGATGGCTTGTTCTTGTTCCCATGTTTCCATCACAACATGGCGGCATACATTTTGAAACCAACGGTCAACAATGTCTCCGTCGGTGTCTGTGGGCTTCATCATGTAGCCAGCTTTTACCAGTCGAGCCACAAAGATTTCATTCCAGTCTAGTTCAAATGCACCTTGATGCAAGTTGTTGGGATCTACATCCATACTGAGCACAGCCACAAAGGGCTCGCCCTTTTCGGTAGCAATTTGTTTTTCGGACTTTACTGATGCTTTAACCTCTGGCATAGGAGGAGTCTTACTAACTTCTGGTAGTTCACGCTTGGTGACCTTTTTCTTTTTCTTAAACCATTCAAACATCAGTCCTGCCCCATTTAATTTTCAACCAAATACGTTCGTGTATGTAGTAATCAACACTCAATAGAACATGCAATGCTGTGGCAAATCCTGCTGAATTTCCCAAATTACCTGTGAACAAGTAAGTCCAAAAGATTGTAAACAGCCATGCCGTCAATCTGTAGGTAAGCATCCTTACCACTGTGCGTTTTTTTGTTTCAGACATTTATTTGCCCCACCCGTTACCCCAAAGATCCACATGCAATCTTGGGCTGTACCAGTAACCTCGTTTGAGTGCTTCGTCAGCAACGTGAATTCTATTGCCGTCATACACACTAACAACTCCGCCAACTGGCATCACAAAAACTGGTCCACCAAATCCACGATTTCGATAGTCGTCAACAACCACATCAAGCTCTTTGAAGTCGTCAATGTGTCCAACAACAAATTTCAAATATGTAATGCCGTGGGTTTCGTACTCCCAAATGATGTCAGGCTTGATAGCATCTTCATACTTTTCTCCACTGACAGTGAGTTTGGGACTCACTGAGAATGTGATTTCGCCAAACCAGTTTGTCAAATATTGTTTGAATTCTCTTGACAATTCTTGGGTGCCGTTGGTTTCAAACGTAACATGCCGCAATCCACGTTCATGCAACATGTCCAACAGCTCAGGGTATGCACGTTGCCAACCCAACAGCGGCTCTCCACCTGTGATGACCAAATGCACTGGATTGCCATTGGGTTGTTGCCAATTGCCATTGGGCAACAACGCAGCCATTTTATCAACTAACTCTTGTGCAGTGTATGTGGGACTTAGATGTTTAAAATCTGGGTGCCAACTTGCATACGAGTCGCAACCAGTTTCTACTAAGGGCAGTTCCTCAAATGTATTGTACATATGAACAATCTTGGCCACCTCATCAGCACCAGTAGACTTTTCACCGGGTTTGCATCCAAATCCCGAACACGTAAAGTTGCAGCCGAAGGTTCTTAAGAAGATAGAAGGAACTCCAATATAGCGTCCTTCGCCCTGGGCAGAATAAAATAGTTCACTTACTTTTAATTTCATTGTTTATAACCTTGTTACCTTTGACATTCCTGATTTCTTAGGATTCTTATTTAGATTGATACTTTCATCATGCATTTTAACACGAGTAGATTGTTTTGTCACCCAACCCGGTAATACTGCATCTAAATAGGCCAAATGTTCTTCAGGGCTGGGGTGTGGGTCGCCATCTCTGTTGGGCCAATCACCAGGAAACAACACTGTTTGATAGCTAGGAAGTATTGAGCCTACCACATCTTGATAGATATTTAGAGAATCCAACACATCCATAGATAAAAATTTCCATTGCGTGTTGCGAATTTCCAACAATGTTTTTACTGCTTTGATGTAAGCCAACGATTTGATCAACAATCCGTGACTATCAACATGATTGACAAGATAATCTTTGTTATAGATTGAGCAGGTAAACATGTTGCCTAATGTATGCCAGCGACCATTAATATATCTATCTTCTCGACTAGGAGTAGTCCAACACACAATTACTGTATCATCAGCGTTGAATTTGCAACGTTGATCAGCTTCCATCACACTGTTAAATATAAACTCATTGCCTGCACCGCTTTGCCCCCAATTTTCAAAGTGATCAAATTCTGGAGCAAGACAATCTGCCCAGGTGCTCCAGCGATAGTTTGTGAAACTACAACCAAACGTAAACAGTCGGCGCATTGTTAGGCTGCTAGTTTTGCCCTGGCGCCAGCATCTCCGCGTTTGGCAACGTCCACCTGCGTGTCAGCGTTCAGGCATTCAACTGTGGCTTTTCCAAAATTTCTGCGTCTAGCAAAATAAAATAGTTCTAAGAAACGTGGAAAACTCATGGTTTTATCTTCTGGAAACTCCAGTTGATATTCTCTTGGCGCATGTACAAGTTCGTGATCAAAGCTGAGATATTCCCAGATATTGTAGTCTAGTTCCAAAACCTCAGGATAGGTATTCATAGCATCGTATGCCACATGGTACCTGCGTTGGAATCGCATGATGTTCTCCAGCAACACAGGCGGCAAATCATAACGACTCATGAACTTTTCTAACATGTCAAAGATATTGTGATTTTGTTTTTCCACATGCATGTTCAACACAGTTCTGTGTATGAGGTTCCATCCGTGAATTTCAATGCCAATCTTGGGGTGATTGATGCGTCCACTTGTCATCCAACTGCGATAGTACTCGCGAACTTCTTCTTGTTCGCGATGGATCCATTCATGACCTTGAACGTATTCAAATAGGTCTGCATAAAACTCGCTGTAAGGCACACCCTGATACTTGAACACCAGTCGACTCAACAGTGTGCTGATACCATTGATGTGGAAGGTGTTAATAAACCATGAAAAAATATGTGCTTCCATCATGACATCAAACGGCATGTCTTTGGTGCCAGTGATAATGTCAATGGCTTCTTCAATGTGCTCGTTAGAGTATGATCCAGAAAAATAGTCTGTTACACTTTGATTGGTAATTTTGAACAACTTCTTCTGCAACAGATTCATCTCAGCATTTTCCAACAACTGAGCCTGGAACACAGTTAGTCCAGTATGATTGCCCATTTC